AGTTTTTCACTTGTTACCATTTAGCAAATCTCTCATCTGATTGTACGAATCCACACACGCATTGAGTGCAGCAGTATTCCGATCACCAGCCGCCACTATTTCTGCGATGGCTTGGAGGGTTGCTCGCTCGGCATCAGAAGCTGTGTCAGTCGGTCTGTCAGGTTCACTGGTTGCTTTTGTATCTGTGGGGGCAATGGGGGTACTTGCGGGGGCTTGTACACAACTTGGGGAGGGGAGGCGCACCCTACCATCCCGAATAGCACGATCAAGAGCAGACTGTTTCTGAGTGACAACATTATTAACCTCCAAAAGTTTACCAGCAGTAGCGTTTAATTGTTCGTTGAGTTTCTGTTCAGTTTGACGAGATTCCTCATTCTTGCGAGCAATCTCAATCTGCATTTCTTTATCCCTGTCTGACCAACCAAAGTGGTATCCACCTCGGTATGTACCAAACAAGGTTATACAAAGAACCACCAAAACCCAAGGTAGTGGTATGCCAAACATTAGCCCACCTCTTTACGAGCCATAGCCAATTGCTCTCTATCGTGATCTGCTTCTAGCAATTCAGGAGGAGTAGTTGGAGGAGGAGGAGGTGTCCATGACTCATCTAAATCAGGGTTCTTAAAGTTGAGCCAGTTAGGTGCTGAACCTGTTGAAGTCCATGTAGAAGTAGGCGTTACAGACGCTTGAACTACTGGAGGAGGTGTAGGAGTAGGAGGAGGTGTAGAAGTGCCTTGGATGGCGTTTAAAGCCGTTCCTACACCCTTCTTACCGATAACTCCGCCAATACCACCAACGATCAGCAGAACAATGTCGTTCAGCATCTTGGTGTAGGCCATATCAATTGGCGCCATACTCTTGATGGGCTGAGTCACAAAAGTAACAGAGTAGAGCAAAGCAATAACAATAAAGCAAAGAATCAATGTGACCATAACGACCACAAAACCCCATACATAGGTTTCTACTTCCTCAATTGTTGGTCTTTGTTTCTTGTACATCGTTGACTTTCTTTTCAAGAATAGGGGCTACCAAGTACTCAGGGCAAGTCTGGGTAAATAAGCACTTAGGCTTCTGGCAACTAGCGTGAACAAAGTTATCGGGATTTTGGCAAAAGTACCTGTAGCGGTCTTCGCATCCAGTCAAGAATAGGACTGATATCAAAAAGATATATCTCATGCGTACACATCCACAGATTTAACCCATTGAGTTTTAATCTCTTGGGCTTTTTGTTGCTCTTGGCATTGACGATTGAGTTCTGCCAACCTTTGCATATTCTGTTGGTGTATCACCCTATGAGCCTCCCATAGCATCCTAGCGTTTTCTTGATAAGTGGTAATTTTCATAACCCAATCTTTCCAAGTAAAAGGTTAACAATCTTGTCTGACAAATCATCAGGCAAGAACCTCAAGAACCCTAGAAACCACCAAGCAGCGCACCCGTAACAGAACACCCTGCAAAACAAGTCAAATTGCTTCTGGTACTCGTTCACCTACCACAACCGCCCTTCGGACATAGGCTCATCAATTCGTTAATGCCAATAAAAACTAAGAGTAGAACAAAAGCAACACCACCAATAATCATGGCGATCTCTTGCATTTCTTCTTCTTTAGCCTTGGCTTCTTTCTCGGCTCTCTTTAAAGCACTAATCTCTTTAGCATCATCTCTGTCCATCTCAGCTTGACGGGCTTTGATCTTGTTCCAAACATCGATCTTGCCTGTTTGCATGAACAACATCTTTAATTCTTCTTCAAAGGCTCTGGCTTGCTCTAGTGCCATCTCAATCTGTAGAGCAGCACCCATGTTCGAGCCTTTCTTCTCCCTCTTTGCTTGAAGCATAGCCTTTGTTGCTTGGCTCTTAGCATCAAACATCTTGCCAATCATGGGCGCAAGACCGCCTAGATCATTGGCTACCTTACTAGCCTTCTTGACCATCGAAATGGCACTTTGTAGGCCATTTAGAGCAGCAATGGGGTCTAAGGGAATCACTTCTCAGCTTCCTTGCGAGCAATCTTTAGATGTTGATGCTTGAACCAGATATTAGCAACCAGACCAACAAAGCCGATAATCACACCACAAAGCGCACCAAATTCATTGGCTGATAAACCAAAGAACACAGCACTACCAGCACCACCATAGGTAGCTACTGAAGCTGTTTTACTTGCTACTGCTGATGCTACTTCTGTAGTGTGATTGCTCATGTCAGTTCTCGTCTTTAGGAAGTTGTGCTTCAGCCTGTTCTTTGATCTTGACAATCAGAGGCCATACACCAGACTTGGCTGGCATCTCACCCAATACATTCAAGATGAATTGGACTTCGTTTGTTTCCAACTCTAATTTCATGCTTGACCCCAAGGCGTACCAGTAGCTTTAACAGGATTCTTCAGCAAAGCAATCTGAGCCGCCAAAGCAGCCTCTGTAGCTGCTTTGTCTACAGATTCCCACACCCAATTAAGGACTGTGGCTTCTGTGAGGTTTGCGTAAGGAATGGCAGGAGTGCCTTCAGCCCATGAGACTGTTGCGTAGGCAGAGGCAGAGTGTTCTCCGTCTACTGCGGTAGCTGTCCAATGTGCTGTGGTTACAAAGCCATCGGCTGTGTTGCTGTCGAGGTTTGTGATTTTCCAAGTGGTAGTCATAATGTTTTCCTTTTAAAGATTAGCGGCATCCAAACGTGCCTTGAGTGATTCAATGATTTCTTGTTGTTCTTGGATGGCTTTGGTAAGAACAGAGACAATAGGCGACCAGTTTAATGATTGAGGCTGAATTCCGCCATCTTCTGTTAAAGCATCTTTTTCCCCAAAAACTGAACTTGGAATAACTGCTTGCAACTCGTGAGCAATAAAGCCTTCTTCTGTTAAATTAGAACCTGAAAAAATTCCAATTTGTTTACGATTAAAAGAAACTGGATTAAGTTGCATTACTTTAGGTAAGGCCAACTCGGATTGAGTAACTAAATTTTCTTTTAATCTGTAGTCTGAAACAGTTGCAATTTGGCCTACGTTTGTTGTGTCAACCCAAAGAATTGGATTTCCTGTCCATTCAAAGTTAAAATTATTTCCTTGAAATGCGCCAGCAGTTCCTGCGTGTGATCGTATTCCCTTTACATTTATAGCCCCATTAAATGTTGCAGAACCAGCTCCAGATTCTCCATTTGTTGGAACACTCGTAGTTCCGCAGAGCAAGTTACCGCTTGAGTCTATACGGGCTTTTTCTGAACCATCAACTCCTAATTTCAACGGGTTTGAACTAGAGTTAGTTGTGATTTGTCCTGAATCAAGTTCAATGTCTCCGCTTAATGTACGAATCTTTCCGCTGACTGTTAGCCTACCTGCGCTTGTCGTAGTGCCGATCTGCATATTCCCACTAGCATCCAGAGTCATTGCCTGAGTAAAGGTAATGGCGTTACCGCCAGTGCCTGATGGGGCATTAAACCATTGGTGTACATTATCAATTTGCGAATAACGGGCCGCAGGAGATACGGCAAGGTACTTCCAGTCTGTTCCGTCAAAAAAAGCGTTGGTGCTTAAATGCGTTCTTGCATCGTTAGTCAACCCCACAAGACTTGAAGTTACACCAACTTGCATTGCTCTGTATGTACTTCCCCAAGCACTAGGAGTAACTCCCAAGCCTAGATTGCCTGATGAGTCGAGGCGGGCGGCTTCTGTTGCGTTTGTAATAAAAAGCAGATTGGAAGCGGCTTCAGTTCCCATTACCATAGAACCAGTTTGTGCCATTACAGAATTGCCGCCACGAGGCGCATTAGCACCTGAGCCAATTAAAATGTAGTTGGATGCACTAGAACTATCCGCAATTCTTGTTTGACCAGATACATGAAGTTTTGCCGCAGGACTACTTGTACCAATACCCAGACCTGTGCTGGTTAGGCGCATTAACTCGCCAGAAGAAGTATCAACCCAACGAACTGGAGTGCCAGCAGAAAACTCCCAAAACACATTGGCGTTACCCGCACCAGTTTGCAACCAAGTGCTGTACTGTGTGCTTTCAGTTCTGTTGTAGGCAGTTCCAGTTGAGGGAATAACTGTGAATGTATTTGTGCCGTTAAAAGTAAGCGCAGAACCGCTTGTAACAACCTTAGAGCCGTTTAAATACGCTACTCCGTTAGCAGTACCTCCAGAGAGGGTTACGTTGCCTGAAGCCGATAAAGTCGTGAAAGCACCAGCCGCAGCCGCAGTACCACCAATAGCAGGAGGGCTTGCTAGGTAAGTTGAGAAGCCTGTGCCTGATACTGTAGAACTTGCCGATAGAGTAGTAAACGCACCAGCCGCAGCAGTAGATGTTCCTACAGGGCCGTTAAACGAGTCACCAACAGCACCTGTCTGAAAGTCTTTCAGTTGAGCCATTAACTCACGAATAGCATCGTTGATGCCAGAGGGCGCACATCCCTCCGCAATGTTGATCGAGTCAATGTCTGTGTTATTCGCAGGGGTTGCGCTAAATTCCGAGATTTTTGTCTTTGGCATGGTTTACTCCGTTAATCCAAATGCAGCACCATATCCTAAAGATAGTGCCTTACGTTGTAATTCTCTGTTAAGAGGCTCTACAGTCATAACTGATGCTTTTCTCATCAATGTCGCAGCAAGTTTAGGGTCTAGCATTGCGCTAACCAATAACTCACGAATGGCATCGTCTGTGCCGTTATAAAGCCAATTCATCGGTGCAGATACCTTTTGCAGAGCAACAGGCACATCACCAAACATTTGCTTACCAACCATTCCACCAATCACGTTGGCAGTACTCATGTTCTTAAATGTATCTGAGCCAGCAGGTCTTGTTGCTCTTGGCAATACACCACTATCCAAGTCTTCAGCAACACGCTTTAAAACCGCCAATTGAGTCTTGGATAAATTTGTTTCTTTTTCTGCCGCACGAATAGCACGAGTAAATGCAGGTTGAGAAATCAGATAATCGTTAACTCTTGATGGGTCAGGAGTAGTAGAAAGAACCTTACCTTTGAACTCTTGAGACGCTTCAAGTCGCTCAATACCACGACTCGAAGCAGCATACTTACTCAAATAGTCTTTGTATCCAGTAGCACCAGCTTCAATGGCATCATCTACTGAACGAATAACTGCTTTAAGTGGCTCTTGTGCAGCTTTATAAGCACCAGCAGTAGGGCCACCTCTATCAGATTTATCTAACAATCCTTGAGCAGCAAGTCTTAAATCTTTGCGAATCTCATATAGTTCAGCAGGAGTAGATGCACGAGCAATGTCGTCTTTAGCATCCTGCATTACAGCCATAACTGTCTTGCGCTTACCTACTGGTGAAGCAAGAATGTCATCAATAGTCTTGTTAACAGTCAAAGCAACACCTGACTGGAATATGTCTGGTGTAACAGTTGAATTGGCAAATGCTTGTTCACGCAATGGGTCAGCCACATCGTCACGTTTCTTATATGCCGCTTTTAATACATCCTCATCTTTGGCAAGACGATTCAAGATAGCCATTTGCGCCTGATTAGCTTCCATTGCTTGTGTAGCAAAACGACCACCAGTTACATCCAATCCTTTAATACCAGACTCAGCACCAATCAAACCAATATCTCTTGTGGCTTGTGCTGTGGTAGGTGTATAACCACCAACTCTAGGAGTAAATGTTTCAGCAGATTTAATTGCTTGTTCAGGGTTTGCCGCCAAACTACGCAACACATTGCCTGTGATAACTTCACGACCTGCTTGGGTAAATGGGCGCACAACCTCTCTTGTTGTTCTTGCAACAATTGGGGCAGCACCTGCAGCACCACCTACTGTCATAGCACCAGCCAAACCTGCAGCAGTTTGAGCAACAGGGCCAAGATCACCCTCACGAGCCGCACCTGATGCCAATGCACCACCTGTAGCCGCAGCCGCTTGTGTTCCTAAACTCTTAGTGAAAAAGTCTTGAACAGGAGCAGGTAAGTTTCTAACCACAGCCGCAGGGCCAGCAACACCAAACCCTGCACTTGTAATGTCTTGCACTACACGCTCTTGTGGTGTTTGTGGAGATGGCACACCTATTTGAGTCATCAGGCTTTGTAGACCTTGACTAGATGGTTGCATGACTTGTCTGCCAGCAATGGTATTAATTAAACCTGTAAGCGCATCAGCACCAATAAGAGGTAAAGACAAAGCACCAGTAACAGCGGCTCTACCTGTTAATCCTAACTGGCGACCAAAATCTCTAGCACTTCCTACTTGCATTTGTTCTGCACGAGGAGAAGTGGTAATTTCCTTAATGGCTTCTTCTCTGGTCAGTCTCTTAGGAGGCTTTGGTTGCTCAACAATTTTCTCACCACTAAGAATAGCCAAACCTGCATCAGAGACTTTAGACAAGTCACCTGCTTGCAATGCCATCAAATCTTGGTCTGACAGTTTAGTTAAGTCCATTATCTGCCCCTTCTACGAGCAATCTCAGCCTGAATTTCATCAGCAGTTGGCATTAACTGAACAGGTGCTGTCAATGCGTCTGCAAGAGGGTTTAACAGTAAAGACCCATTACCACCTAATTGCAGAGAGATGTTTGCATAAGGTGCTTTTTGTGCTTCAAGATTACGAGCCTTTGACTCAACAACCTTAGACGCTACTGCAAGCAAACCTGCTCGTTCTTCTGGTAGTAATGATTGACCATTTAATGCTCGTTGAGCATAGCCTTTAATTGATTGTGGGATAGAACGATTACCAAGGATAGTAGCTTTATCACCCTCTTGAACAGCACCAGATGGGTCATAAATCTTACCAATTGCGTAAATCAATGCACCATCAGCAGCTTTATTCCCTGCATTTCCTTCAGCAACAGCAGATTTTGCAGCCTTAAATCTATCAGCAACTTCCATTGCGCCAGTATCTTTAACAACACCACGCCAATCTTTTAAAACATCAGATTGTGCTTTTGCTACTGCTGTTGGGTCTTTTAAATCAACCGAAAACTTTGGTGCTTTTGCTACTGTTTGTGTTTCTAAAAACTTAGCATAAGCAGGATTTTGTTGTGCCGCAAGGAACTCTCGCATAGATGTTGGAACTTGCTCACGCTTTGGTGCGCCTGTAGCAACAATCTCAGTCTTTCCTGTAATTGGGTTAATACGACCAAGTTGAGCACCTTCAGCCAAATTAAAAGTATCTCCAGTCATAGCTTTTTGTGCGGCTAACAATTCAGTAAGTGATTTACGACCTTGTGGTGTAGCCATCAATCTAGGAGCAAGAGCCTCCAATCCACCACCTGCTGCTTGTGGCATATTTGGCCCTGCAATCTCTTGACCCATCAAGTTAATCAATGGAGTCTCAGCAAAAGTCTCAGGGCGATATGCTTGAGAAATCAAACTCTCAACACCTTGCTGGCGCATCAATGCTTGCTGTTCTAGTTGACGCTTGCGATTCATCTCTTGAATCTGTGCGTTTTGTAATTGTTGTTGCAGACCACCTTGCATGGCAGTTCTGTAGGCTTGTTGACCTTGCTGAAGTCCCTCAACGATAGAAGCACCACCTCTACCACCTTGGAATAGACGACCTGCTAATGCGTAGAGTGCTTGGGCTTGGGCATCGTCACGGCTACGCTTTATGTCTTCTGGAGACATACCCAAAAGACCCATTGTGTCCTGACCGCTAGTGCCGAAAATATCTAATAGTCCTGCCATGATTTTTTCCTTATATGCCCTTCAAGAAGTTCCACCCCTTGCTCAACCAGCCAGTATTCTTTTCAATACCACCCAACATGGCAGCAGTTCCTAATAGGTTTTGCAAATTAGATGGCTCTTGGAAACTGGTCATTGTGTTTTGACGACCTAATGGGTTTCCATAAACACTAGACAAGAAGTTTGTCAGGTTCTGTTGTGGCTGAGTTTGCTCGTAGTTGAATCTAGCAATATCAGCTTGTTGTTGTTGACCTGTGTAGCCTTCACGCATCTGACCTGCTTTGAGCATATTCTGAATGTCTTGGTAGTCAGCTTGAGCCATCTCAGGTGCAGCCATAGTAGCGGCTTGTTGGCGACCACGCTCTGCCTCGTAATTCTGATAAGCCAAACTTCCAGCAGTATCAGCCAAACTCTTAGCAAACTGACCACTAGCACGATCTTGCAATGTCTGCATAGCACCACCGCCATAGCGACCAGCACGAGATGCAGCAGAACCCACATCACCTAATGTCTGCTCAAACCTAGACTGAGCCGCTTGTGCAGCAGGTTGAAACGCACCTTGAAAGAATGGATTGCCTTGCAAGAAACCACCAGAGATAGTGTTTTGCAATTGACCTTGTGCAGACGAAAGCAAGGGATTACCCTGAGAAGCACGAGCCTCTAAAGCCTGTATTCCAGTCTGAGTGGTTTCTGAGGGGCTTACATAAGTCTGACCAGAATAGTACTGAGGGCCACCAGCTTGGTATAGCTTTTGTGCCTCAGTCAAACCATACGATAAGAATGGTTGAATTGTTGGGTCAATGTTGGATTTAGTTTCTACAGCCATCTTTTACTCCTAGAGTTTCGGATTCCAAGATGGGTCATCCATAGAATCCATTATACATAAATTAAAAAAATTAACCAATAACAACATAAGCAAAAATCATATCGTGCGTATGATTTCCATGAGTTATTGTTGCCTGTCCTTGTCCTCTTGCTGATACATACATGTGTCCATGAGCTAACTCATCAGCAGCCTTATCATTTAGTGGCATAAACAAAATAACGCTATCAGCACCAATTCGTCTGTCATAAAGAATCGTAGATGTAGCGCTTTGAGTTAGGGTAATCCCTCCTGTGTTGTTAGTCTTGCCATCCATGATTCCACGGACAATCTCAGCAGTCTGTCGCTGATCTCCACCAAAAGGAGGAAGCGTTCTAAACATTATCGAACTCCCTGACCTTGAAGTTCAACATCCAAGCCAACAGCAGTTTTCCATTGACCAGTAGGGATAACTTGAAACTGGTGATAGTTACCATTAGACCTAAGAGATACCCTGTTTTCTGAATCAGCCGCTACAGCAGTACCAAAGCTAGGTTGCTCACTTAGAAGTGTCCTAGAAGCCACAGAAACAGTCGCAGAGCCTCCATCAATCAAAGGTCTAGCCAAAGTAACCACCGATCTACCACCAGCGTTTAGATCGCCAGTTACGATGTTGGCAGTAGCGTTAGCACCATTGTAGGTAACAACATAAGCACCACTCGTACCACCAAGGAAGTACTTACCACCCATGTAAAGGATAGAGTCCAAGCTAACAGTCAAAGCATCAATGCTGTTAGAGATCGAATCTAAACCTTCAAGCGTAGTGGCAGAGGTAGAGGCATCAGAGATAAAGTCAGTCCCTGCATTACCATAAGTCCACTTCTTAGTGTTGAAGTTGTAAATGATGAGTTGACGCTGTGCAAATGAAGTCTTAAAGTTCCAAATAACTAACTTGCGTACAGGGTCAACAGCCGCTGACATTGTGTCAAAACCACTCTCATCTGCATTTGAGAAGAACCAACGATCTACCTTTTCTGAGCCAATGGCAGTCACATTCTGACCATCGCACATATAAAAACCATCGTCTGACAAGAAAAAGGTTACACCCTGAACTTGAGCAATAGAACCTGCTGCAATACATCCCTTACCACGAGAGATATTGTCAAACTGGAAAATAAATGGAGTGCCGATATAACTCATTCGAGAGATACCTTTTTCCATCAAAACCAAACCAAACTCACCACCACGAATTCCAACAATCTGACCGCCATCAGGAATGTCTTGAAAGTCAGCTTGTGTTACTTGGCTAGAACCCCATGCAGTCTCATCATTGATTCCAGACCAACGAACACGAGCAGGGTAAACAGTAGAACTCTCAGTCGTAAATGCAGTAACCACAAAGTCACGAACTACTGTCAAAAACTTACATATAGGCGCACCAGCCGCTAAGTCAGCAAATGCCGTAGAAGTACCCAAGGTGTAGGCTTGTATTGGGTCACTATTGTTAGTCCCAATAATTACGTTACCAAACTGAGTAAATCTAAATCTATCGTTACTTGCGTTAGGTGTGTAACCACCAGTTTTAGAAACATTGGTCAAAGCACCAACACCAGAAACATCGAATATCTTGGTTGAGCCAGCAGCGAATAACTTAGTAGCGTTTACTGGGCTTTTCCCTGCTACCAATGTAGTCAAGTTTTCAGAAGCAGCCGCAGAAAATGTAGCCGCTGTTGGGAATGGGCCATAACCAAGAGCTTGAGAAACTACGTTCTTTGCATCCACCAAAGCACCAGAGATGCTAGGTTGGTCAGGCATCCACTCACCAAATACTAATTTTGTCGTAGCCATGTGTTACTTCCTTGAGCCTGAATTGTCCATGTATTGTCGTTAGCAGACACAGGTGTCCATGTGTTTGAGTCACTTGATACTGTTGTCCAAGTATTTGAATTTGTAGAAACTGGAGTCCAAGTGTTGTCGTCTTCTGGTACTGGTGTCCAATTCTCACCAAGGATTACACCTTTTGCTGTGATCGTAGCTGTACCAGTTACAGACGCTACTCCTGCGTAAATTGCGGAAGCATTAGCCGTAAAATCTGCATTACAAGTAATACCTGCAATAGCATTTTGGACTCTGATTGCTTGTGCAGTTACAGTTGCAGTTGCATCTATGATACCAATAGCATCTCTAACACGAATTCCTGTAGCACTAACAGTTGCGTTACCAGTTATAGCTGCTACGCCTTCAGCAACCACACCACCATTAGCTGTTACTGTTGCATTGCCAGTAATAGAGGCAACACCATCCTTAATGATGCCACCAACAGCAGTTACAGTCGCATTACCCTCAATGCTTCCGCTGCCAAACTGAACTCTTGTTCCATCCGCTGTAACTGTTGCATTAGCGTCAATAGCACCAGAGCCAAACTGAACCCTGATTGCATCACAAGAAGCACTAGCTGAACCTGTAATGCTTGCACTAGCGAATTGAACCCTGACAGCATCAGCCGTGACTGTTGCCGTTCCATCTACTACCGCTACACCATTCTGAACCCTTATAGCGTTAGCCGTAACAGTCGCAGAAGCACTCACAGACCCATAGGCATCCCATAGGGTAACTGAAGTGGTGTAGAGTGGACTATCGAGTGTGAGTGTTAAGTCATCAATGCTAGACTTTAAATTGTCTAGCGAGTCAATTGTCCACGGAGGCAGTAAATCAGCCATCTCACGCTAAAGTAACGCTCAATGAACCAGAGGCAATACGAAACACATCACCAGTAGCAATCGTCTTAGAAGCGTCAAGTGCTGTGTGATACAGCAAGTTACCTGTAGTCAGAGCATCACGAATACCAATGTGTGTAATCGTGCCCCATGAGCCACCAGCTTGAGGGAACTCAACAGCCGCAGAGTTACTAGTTGCACCATTGCTAGGTGAACTAAAAGTCACAGACTGACGAGCATACGATGTACCAGAACACTCTGTTCCAGTATCAGCATCTGTTGGGTCAGAGGTGTACAAAGCCACATACACAGTCGTTGGTGCTGTGTAGCTAGTTGCTCTCAAAGTTACATTGATGAGAGCATTTTCCAAGTAGTTTGACATTTCAGCCATAGTTTTATCCTAAGTTAAATTTGTTACTTTTTATCAAATTTTCTTCAGCTAGAAGAATTCTTAAATTTGATGGCACATGAAGACCAGATACATATTTTCCTCTTAATGGAATGATATGGTCAACATGATATTTTTTACCTTCTTTATCACTTTGCTCTTTAGCATTTAGATAAATTTGCTTGATCTCTTTAAAGTCCGTATCAGTCAACCAACATGGAACTCTTTTTAACTTTGTTGCTCTTTTTCTAGCAGACTGCTCAAGCACTTTATCTGGATTTTTTCTTGCCCATTCACGCATTTTTAAAGAATTAAGTTTTTTAAATTCTTCGTTATCTTTTATTTTTTCGTAATGTCTTTTAGCTGCTTCAAGCATCTTTTCTTTGTTTTCACTATTCCATTTTTTTATGGCAGACGAAACCTTATCTTTATGCTTTTCAGCATATCTTTTTTGAGCAGCCCTTCTTAGAACTTTTTGTTCTTCAGTAAGCATTTTTATCTTGCTGTTAATTTCATAGCTAATGGAACGCCAGAGTATTGGCCTTCTTCGTCAGACTTAACCAATGAAGAAATTGCCCTGTCATACATTGTTCCCCAAGTGTTTATCCTTGCGTCATTGAACAAGTAAGGCTCTGCCTCAATCAATGCCGCATAAAGTAAAGCATCTGGTGCGATATTCAAAAACACGTTAGATGCATTACTGCTTGACAGATATGGAGGGGCAGCAAAGTACAACATCCTCAATGTGTAAACACCATCAGGAGGAGGCGACAGTAAGAACTCGTTAGCCAGAATTGTGTAAGATTTAGGAACACCAACTTCTGATGCTCTTGGGTCATTAGACAAAGCAGATGGGCTAGAGTAACTCAATGGCTGAATTGGGTTTGTCAATGCGACAAAATCACGAATCTCTAAAAAGTCAGCAGGTAACTCAACAGTAGAGTCACCAGATACTGTAGCTGTTGTTACAGACTTAAGCATCTGACGAATACGCAGTTCTCTACGCAGACGATTCTCAGCAAATGTAATGAAGTCTGGAATCTGGTTAGTCAGATCAGACCTAGCCAGATAACCTGCGATTGAGGTCTTTAAATCAGAGTAAGTTGCGAAACTCATACTACTCCTGTCCTTGTGCGCCATGCACGATTCATTGGGTCATTTAACCAAGCAGCAAAACGCTTGTCATCAAGAACAGCAAAGCCACGCATGATTCCAGCTTTATTCAGATCATCAATCACAGTCATTGGGATAGATGCGACCTTGTTGCCAAACAAATTATCAGACCATCTTGCTCGTTCATCAAAGGAGTTAAATTCTTTTTTGTTCTGCTCAACAATGCCAGAAACATCCTGACGAGTCTGAATAACAATACCACCCTCACCATCAGCATGGACAGCAGATTGACGAAAATTGTTAGGATTTTGCATAGCCTAATTCTATCAGTTTGTGTAAAAAAGAAAATGCCCCAGAGGATTAGTCTGAGGCATTTTTCGGAGTTACCTTAGATTAAGGTGTGAGGTCAGCCAAAATGCCGTGAGCAGCTTGGTTACGAACTTCCAAGGTAAACTCAGCCAACAATTGTGTAGACTCATTGTCACCAGTTACAGCCAACTCATTGGTCTGGAATGGGCGCAAGTAAGCGATAGCAGCCATGTCTGGGTCAACGATAAATGCAACATCATCGCAAGAGTTGGTAGAAGTCATAAAGCGGTTAGGCACAACAGAAACTGTACCGAAATCGCTCAAATAGACATCAGCCGCACCAATGATGGTTGTAGGCGCATTGCTTGGGGCCATGAAACGCTGTGCAGCGATACCAGCAAAGCCAGAAACCAATTGCTTGTGTGCAGGGTTGACCATCAACACTTTGGGGTTGCCACCAGAAGCGTAAACTTCACGAATAACAGTCTTCAGAATGTCTTCTGTGAAAGTGCGGTTTGTGCCGTTGGTACGAGCAGTAGTACCCAAGTCACCAGCAACACCAGAAGTACCGCCATCATAGTTGGAGTTCAACCATGCTTGCAGACCACCCATTTTACGAGCAGTAGAGGAATTGCCGTTAGCAGCAACTTGGTTGCTCAACAGGGTTGTTTCCATGTCACGCTTAATTTCGCTGGAGGCTTTAGCCAACTGATAAGCCTTTTCAGACTTACGACCAGCTTTGTCAACGCTCTGCAAAGTGCCAGAAATCTTGATGGTCTTCTGAGCGATCTGAGTGCGGTTGCCAACACGAGTAGTTGGAGACATAGTAGCGTCAGATGCTGTTGCACCCTCAACTGCGTAGTTGTCCAAAGTAGCAGCGGCAAGGCTGTCAGTCTGCCACTCGTGCAGAACAGCAGTAGCCTTTGTCTTGCCAATAGAAGACATGAAAGGAACATCGGTTGGTGAAATCGAGTAGATAACATCCGAAAGGTCTTCACGCATACCGATTGCGGTATATGTTTGATAGGTAGCCATAATTTAATACTCCAAAATTAAAAGAATCGTTCAAATGCTTTGGCAGCGTCTGAGACTTTTCCTGTCTCACGCAACCTTTGCATTGCCTGTTTGTCACTTGACGACTTAGTAGGAGGGGCAGAAGTTCCTGATCGCATCATCTTAGGAGCAGCTTGAAGTTTCTTGTTTACCTCTGGCTTGCTCTTTTGAAGTTGCTGATACTTCATCCCGTTATACAAAGTCACCACAGCACGACTGTCATATAGTTGACTGAGTTCTTGGTCTGACCACCCAATAGACTTCGCATAGTCACGGATTTGTTTCCGAACCGCATCACCCTGTGGAGTGGCTAACTCAGGAATCAAACTGGTTAACTTCTCAGACTCTTGACGGAGATGGTTTTGCAGAGAGGTCTGTTGCTCAGATTGTTGCTGTTGGGCAAGTCTTTGCTGTTCATTCCTAACTACTGCTAATTGCTTCTCTCGCTGACTCTGTTCAGCAACCGCCACGGCATAGCCAATGGGGTCTGTTTCCTTTAGAACATCTAAGTTAACACCCTGATTTTGCTGCGAAAGGAAGCTATCCAACGCTTGCAATTTCTGGGCATATGCTTGTCGCTCTTGTTTCACATACTCTAAGTGATTGCGTTCAGCTTCGAGAGCTTTACGTTGTTCAGCTAGAGCCTGAGACTTTTTAGTGTAATCTGCACCTTGTTGATAACCCTTAATGAGTTCGTCAAGTTCTACCTCGACTTCCTCACCACTTGCCTTGACTTTATATCTTGGCTTGGGTTCTTCAGATTCCTCTGAGTATTCAACTTCATCATTCGTTTCAACTTCTTCTGTTTGTTCTTCGGTTTGGCCTTGTTCGGCTTCCTCAGAATCACCCATCAGACTTTCAAACGCTGAAGCGGCTTGGTTTACATCTAGGCTTTCACTCCCTTGTGGGTTGGTGTTTTCCATTTGTCATCTCAAAAATCGCTAGAAACCTTCTAGACGGAGGTGTGGCTTTTATACCACAGAATCTACAAAATCTTCCACTTCTTCTCTTTGATTAGAGTTTCCGAGGCCAAGCCTTCTAGGTGTCCTGTAATCAATTCGATTGTCTTGATGTGTCTGTAAGCATCTTCACGCTTATCAGATTCTTCACCACTTGTGTTAATTATTACACTAATCTGTTGTTTTTTCAAGTTATCTATGACTTCTTTGAAAAAGTCATCATTAAGTAGGTTTCTGGCCCATTGCGCTGTTAGTTGTTTGTCCATACTGATTCTGTATTCCTGAAATTACATCGTTAATGGTAAGTGCTTGGCTAGGCATCACATCTCTACCTGTTCCCAAGATGCTCATCAGTCTGTCGTAACTCATGTTACTTGGTTGGTTAAACTGTACTGGCGCAGGAACTTTGCCATAGTTAGGGTCTAGGAACTTCTCCCATTGAGTGCCACGCAATAACTCACGGCTACCAAAGTCAATCGGTGTCAATGGAGTAAATGGTTTAGTACCTATAGGTTTAATTGGGCTTGTCCAATCGCTAGGTATAGGTACTATTGGGAATCCTGTTTCGCTAGTTTGACCAGCACCTAATACACTTGTCGCCAACAAACCAAGACGAGCCAACTCAGCCAACTCAGCGGCTGTCCAACTTTTCTCTTTCTCTTTCTCTGGCTCTGTTTTAACAGGCTCTGTAGGAACACTTGTAGGTGCTGTCGGAGACATGACAAGAGGAATAGATGGCGGTTCTTCTTGTGGCTTCTCTGCTGGTGTACTAATTACTACTTCAGGAGGTGTAGAGATAGCACTAATAACATTTGCTATTGTTGTTGGCTTTTCTGGTTCAGCAGTAATCTGAACAGTCTCAAGAGGCTGAGTTACATTGGTTTGTAATGCAGTATTGACAGCGTTTAAGACATTTGGTGCTACTTGCTCTGTTGGCCTTTGTGTTGTTATTTCAACAGGGGTAGGTGCTGGCTCAACAATAGGTGTAACTACTGGTTGTGCTACAGGTGTTGGTTGTAAAGCAATAGAAGTAATTAAATCACTAATTGTTGGAGTTGTAGTCGGAGCAGGTGCAACAATTTGGACATTTTCTAATGGTTGCGCTACAGGAGGAGTGACTGCTTGTTGTTGAACAATAGCACTAATTACGTCACTAATATTTGGGGCTACAGCAGGAGCAGAAATCTGAACAGTCTCTAAAGGCGCATTAGTAATAGTTCCAGTAAAAGGTGTTGGCTCAGTTACTGGTGTAACTACTGGTTCTGTTACAGGAGGAGTAATCGTTGGCTCTACAACAGGCGTAATCGTTGGTTGTTGAGCAA